TATTTGGACTAAGGATCATAAATGAAAGGTACTTTACATTATCAGAAAAAAGCTATATAATATATGGTATGTAATAACGCTCTGGCGGAACGCTATTATAAAAACAACGTGGAGGAAGATAGAATCTTTATTGAGGGTAATGGGAATCCACGTTCCTATGCAGGCCGCCAGCCGCCCTCAATAAAGATTTTTTATTTACAAAATAATTATGAAAGAAAAGAAACTTTATGGCATTATTTATAGGGCTAGGAATATTCTAAATAATAAAGTATATATTGGTCAAACAATAAAGACTTTACGAGAAAGAAAAAAGGAACACATAAAATGTTCTGAGTACACACAATATTTTGATTTTTATTTCTATAGATCAATGCGTAAATATGGCTCTGAATGTTTTAGATGGAAAATAATTGATAGGGCTTATTCTAAAAATGAATTAAATACCAAGGAAAAATATTGGATTAAAGAATATAAAAGTACTAATAATAGATATGGTTATAATGCAAAAGATGGCGGAAATGCAGGAGGTTCCCCAAATAAATCTGTAAGAAGAAAAATAAGTATAGCAAATAAAGGCCGTGTTTGTTCAGAAGAAACAAAAATAAAAATAAGTAAAGCCAATTCTGGAAGGAAACAGACAAAAGAAGAAATAGAAAAGAGAAGAATTTCTTGTACTGGTAAAAAAAGAACAAAAGAATTTAGAGAATTACTTAGAAAATTAAAAACAGGAAAACATTTATCCGAGGAACATAAAAGGCATGTAAGTGAAGCACAGAAAGGAATACCTAAACATACAGAAGAATCCAAAAGAAAAATAAGTGAAGCAGTAAAAGGTAGAATTGTTTCCCAAGAGACTAAAGATAAAATAAGCAAAGCAAATAAAGGCAGAAATGCCGGATGTGTTGGCTTTTTCAAAGGACACCACCATACAAAAGAATCTATAGAAAAATCAAGATTAGCTCATTTAGGCAGTAAAGCATCTACAGAAACAAAAAAGAAGATGAGTCTTGCTAGAATAGGAAAGCCCTTATCTAAAGAAACAAGAAAAAGAATGAGTATAGCAAAACATAATGTTAGTGTAGAGACTAGAGAAAAATTAAGACAATTAAATTTAGGAAAAACCCATTCAGAATATACTAAAGCAAAAATAAGTAAAAGTAAAACAGGTAAGCCATGGAGCAGGGCTCGTTGGGATTCCCATTATAATAGGAAAAATAAAGTTGACAAGAACTGAGATTTCTATGGATTTTGAGCGGAAAATCTTAATTTTACTCATTACCAATACAAGGTTTTGCCAAGAAGTAATCCCTATTATTCGTTCGCAGTATTTCAAAGCCCCTTATAGTAAAACCATATTTTCATGGATAAATGATTATTTTTCCCAATTCACCGAAGCCCCATCAAAACATATCAAGGATTTATACTTAAACAATAAATTGTCAATTCAGGAAGATGAGGAAAAGGATTCAATTTCCATTTTCCTAAAATCCATTTCCAAGGAATATGAAAACAATGATATTGGAAATATTGATTATGAGATAAAGCAAGCATTACATTATCTAAAAGTACAATCATTAGAATTATTGAAAGATCAAATAGAAGATGCAATAAGCAATAATTCCCCAGAGAAGGGGGAGCAATACGTTTCCAATTTCAAAAGAGTAGAAAAGCCAACAGGCCAAGGTATCGATTTACTCCATGACCACAATAAGATATTAGAAGCATTAACAAAAGAACATAATGAAATAATTACTTTTCCTGGGGCAGTAGGAACTATTATTCCACCTATTTGTCGTGGTGATTTTATGAGCTTTTTCGGGCCAGCCAAGCGTGGAAAGTCATTCTGGCTTTGGTATACGGCAGAAATAGCAATGAGCCAAAGCAATAAGATTATTTATATTCCGCTGGAAATGAACGATACTGCAATAATAAAAAGATGCTGGCCATCTATTACAGGACAACCATTATACAAGCGTATAATCCATTCAGCGCATTTCGAGGAAACAGAAAATGGCCTTTTTACCATAGAGCAAGATGAAAAGGAAATGGATGGAACTAATTTAGAAACTATTGAGGATATGCAAAAGAAGCTAAGGCGATTATACAGAAAGGGCAGAATAAAGATAATTCCAATGGTATCGGCCACCGTTCAAATGATTGAAAGCGTTTGTGATAACCTCTATTATTATGAAAACTTTGTGCCCGATACCATTATTATTGACTATGCTGATTATATGGAGGCAGGAGGAAAATATATAGACAACAGGGACAGGATAAACAAGATATGGAAAGGATTGCGGGATTTTGCCAATGAACGGAATATAGCAATAATAACTGCAAGCCACACAGAAAAGAAAACATTTGAAACGGATATAAAGACTTCGCAGGCATCAGAGGATATTAGGAAAATAAACCATGTAACATTGGCAGTGAGTTTGAATGCTACTGATAAGGAAAATCATAATAATATAATCAGGCTAGGAATGATGGAGGTAAGGGAGGGTAGGCATATAGCTGATCAAGCCGTGGTATTGCAATGCCTAGATTTAGGAAAGCCATGCATAGATTCAAAGATGAGGAAAGAAGTAATTGGATATAATAAAAATAGTGATGAAAAAAAGACATATTCCCGTAGAAATACTTGAAAGATGATGTATAATAAGGATAAGCATGAATAACTTTTATGAATACAAGTTTCAACCGACAATAAAAGACTACAAAAAGTTTCTTATTTCAAAAGGACAATTGATAGGCAAGTATGGGTTCAAACCATTGTTCATGCCTGATTTTCTTTTTGATTTTCAGAAATCATTAGTTGAATGGGCTATTGAAAAAGGGAAGTCTGCTTTATTTGCTGATACTGGATTAGGTAAGACTCCGATGCAATTGGTATGGGCTCAAAATGTAGTACAAAAAACAAATAAGCCTGTTTTGATTATTATGCCATTGGGAGTATCAGCACAGACATTACGGGAAGCAGAAAAGTTTGGAATAGATGCTATTCGATCAAGGGATGGAACATTCAAAGGCAATAAAATAATTGTAACAAATTATGAACGATTACATTATTTTGATCCTGAATTATTTGCTGGTGTAGTATGTGATGAAAGTTCGGCAATAAAAAATCTAGCAGGAAAACGGCAAAAAATAGTAATTGATTTTATGCGAACTAGACAATATAGATTGCTTTGCACCGCGACGGCCGCACCTAATGATTATGTTGAATTAGGAACATCGGCAGAGGCGTTGGGTGAATTAGGCAAGATGGATATGCTTTCTATGTTTTTCAAATCAGATGATAACACTTTGCATCCTGGCACTGTTAGATATAATCCTATTTGGATGGGAGCAAAGTGGAGATTCAAGGCACATTCAGAAGATCCATTTTGGAAATGGGTTTCATGATACTAGATTTGTATTGCCCAAATTGATTGAGCATGAATATTCTATTAAATCAGAATCGCCAATTAAGAATGGACAATTATTTTCTATGCCAGCAGTAGGGTTAAAAGAACAAAGGGACGAAAGACGATCCACTATAAAAGAACGATGTGATAAAGTAGCAGAATTAGTAAATCATAAAGGCCCGGCAGTTGTATGGGGACATTTGAATCAAGAAACAGATTTATTGGAAAACATCATTCCTGGATCGAAACAAGTAAATGGTTCTATGGATGATGATGAAAAGGAAGAAACATTCTTGGCATTCAGTACAGGACAATTACGAGTATTAATAACTAAACCAAAAATAGGGGCCTTTGGATTAAATTGGCAACATTGCAATCATATGACATTTTTCCCTAGTCATAGTTTTGAACAATATTATCAAGGTGTTAGAAGATGTTGGCGATATGGACAGAAAAAACCAGTAACAGTTGATATTGTTACAAGTGAAGGGGAACAAGGAGTAATGAGAAACTTGCAAAGAAAAATGATAGCAGCAGAAAAGATGTTTGATAATTTAATAAAGAATATGCACCAAGGAAAAGACTTAGAGCGAAGCACAATATTTTCAGAAAAAACAAAGGTTCCCAATT